TGGGGGGATTCTCAACCGGTCTTGTGCCACCTTGTCAACTGGTTTATTTCTCTTTACTTTCCTCCAAAAGTTCAGGATAATAATCTTCTACCTCAGTAATAAGTTCATCAACGGTGTACTTATCCAGATTATCATTCAGACTATCATATACAAATTGATACATGGATTTATGATCCATTCCATCAATAATCGACTCAATATATGCCTCCTGAAGTGAATCGCGGTCGATGATGTTTTCTTTAGTCATGATCATTTAGTGGGGAAGTTTTTGCAGACGGCATCACACAGAACACGGGTTAAATCTTCTGCTAGTTGTGATCTTTCGTGAATGTCATCAATGGGCAGATCAAATGTAAACTCATCAACAATAGCATCAATATCCTCCATTAGTTGTTCACGTTGAGTCAACATTTCAAGTTGGTCAGTCATTTGAGTGTGAAGATAATCTTTGATAAGTGACATAAACTCAGCAACATGCGGGCATGTATTGTTGTGGTTCAGTCAGGAAATCTGTCACCTGATAACCATGAATGTCGAGACGAGAATTACATGCTTCAATCATCTCTTTTTTGTTGAACAATCGCATGGATTGAGTTTCACCTTTGAACTTCAAAGTGTAGACAAACTTATCAGTCAGAATGGAATGTGGACGAAACTCAACAACCATAGAATGACGTTTGGAAGTAAGTTGCATTGGTTGAAATCCCTTTGACTCTTATAGAATACATGATTTTGACGACCACACAACCGATAGTGTGCAACTAGGTCAACTGTCACACCCATCTCTTAAGTTCACCTTTCTCCCAGATATATTCGTTCCCACCTAAACAATCATCACCTAATTCATCAATGGCAATGTTATCGGGGAACAAACCATAGTATTCATCTTTCTGCTCATATCGTATCACTGTTGTAGAACGAAGGGCACGAACATCAATGTAGACAGTATCACCAATGTCAGCAAACTTTTGACTGATATAATTCTCAATGTCGCCATACTTATTACTGTGGTGTCTATCAATCCAAATCAAATCATGATCGCCATCTTCATATCGTTCTTCACGATCTTCATCCGCCCAACATTCAATCTGACAAAGTTCGCCTTTAATTGTGTCGTAAGTAAACATCAGTTTTTAGTCCCGAAATAATAAAGAATTGCAATGATAAGTGTGATTGGAATGATAAACATCCAATACTCAACGATTAACCACAGAACAAATAAAACAGCACATAATCCTAACATGCCTCCCATATCTGTCCCACTATTATTCCACGAAGATGATGAAGATTGTGATGAATTTGTATCATCATCGTCATCATCATTGTCCCGTGAGGATGTTTCTCCTACGATAGGATTACACCCGATAATCTTTACCGTGGGATTTCTTGCTTGTGCAGTTCTCTTTGCATCTTGGTAGTCGTTTGCATAAACTTCCTCAGTAAATACTGACCCACCTTGATAAAGTTTAACTTCCCACTTCATGATTAAAAAATGTTAGTCCAACGAGTGTGATTTGCTTTGGTGATTCTACCTTCGTTCAGCATGTTATCACATACCCTAACAAAGACTTCAAACTTTTGCTCTCGGGTGAGAGTATCTGCACCGTCGCAATTCTTCATTACTCGGAGCATTTGTGCTTTGGATCGAATCATTTTAGAACGTAGCAGTAATCGATAGAATTAACGCAAAATCCTGTGGCAGATGTAATCTCCTCTACAAGATCATCACCGTCCGATGCTTCCCAAGTGGTAGACATTACGTCATTGATAACATCTTGTTGCTCTGTTGGTGATAACTCAAAATTGTCATCTTCAAAGTCGATGTTAATTTGTGTGATGCGATAATGCATTTTTCTGATGGAAAGTTTACGGAGTTGACGATCAATGTCAGGAAACATAATCAGAGATACAGGAACGAACCGTAAGGATCACAAATGTGAGGATTATCTGCTAACTGGGTGATAAGATAGCGGACACCTTTAGCAGGTGCTTTGTATGATGCTGGTTTGTAAACTTCACCAGTATTCTTGTCAACGAACATCCAGCAACTGCGGGCAGTATCGTTCACACCATTGCGGTTAAGCGTCTCCCAAACTTTAATATATTTACGGCAAACTTCAATCTCAAGTTGATGATAAAGAGAACGACCAGATTCGATCGCATTAACTTTCCACTCATTGTTCAGCACTTCGATGAGTGCTTCAGTCAGAAATTCAGGTTTGGTTTGTGTGATCGTCATGGTGCGATTCCTTTGACTCTTTTAATATACACGGAATTGATGCCCGTGGGGGAAAAAGTAGACACTAGATCAACTGGCACAGGCAAACCTACCATTGTTAAAGTTAGCATGAGAGAATTGCTCTCGGTTGACATACTTGAACATACCAAACTCATTGATCTTGACATAACCCTCACCACTACATTGACGGTTGCCGATGTATGCTTTCGGACCATTGTTCCGCATCATGAACAACATATCATCCTTGATTGACTTGACCAATGACCACAAACGCAATACATTCACGTCGATTTTGTTTGCAAATGCCAGTGCATCTAGGGTCAGGTCATCAATATCCAAACCAGCACGAATAATGCTGTTAAGTTGTTGCTGAACCTGTTGAGATTGTTTGTCGCTCAGAAACTCACACATACACGACATTTGCTTGGCAAATGCAACAACCTCATCGAAATCTTCATCAATCTGCCATGCATCAGGTTGCACGAACTTTACATACTCAGTATCATCGAAGACTTCCATATCTACCATGTCATTGATAGTATATGCGTCCTTCATTTCACCATCAGTTGCATACAAAGTATGAGGTGCGATGATAATATCCTGATTGATTATTTCAGGAAAGATGTAAGTAATCGTATTGGGGCAAAAAGTATCATCACCACCAAACCCCAAAAAATCACCTTGAACAATCCCGTCGAAACTAGGAAGGCAATCGAAACAATGATGTAGTATGTTAGCAACAACCCCAGAATGATTCCGATCAATGTCATCATGCGTTTCATTGATTTTAATCAGTTTTTTGTTAAAGACAGATTTTGTACCGACAAAGAATTTGCCAGTCGCAGGATTCGTGCCCCAAACAATAGCAGGAGCACCATCAATTTTCACGGAAAGATCACCATCAGAAAGCAACCAATCCAGTGCAGTCAGATCACCCGTCAGGATAGAATCTTCGGGGTGTTGGAGATGTGTGTTTTTCATGATTACATCATGCCATAAAAAAAGGGGTTTCGCAACCCCTTGTGTGACACTTATTTACTGGCACATCAGTTGTAGTGCCTATTCTTAATTTTGATAAGATCCCAAACTCCTTCATTAGTTGTATCTTGAGCGATAAAACGATGCTCAGCGCGAGGATCATTCCATGGAAATCTTTCGACAGGAAAATACTCATTCATCGAAAGAAGTTGCTCTTCTAGTTTAGGTAAATGTTTCTCAAAGATTTCTCTTCGCTTCTCATTCAGATCAAAATCTGCTTTAGGATTGTTGGGAACGTTGACACAAAGTAAAAGATTCATAGGAATACCTTGCTTCAAACAAGACTTCAACTTATTCATAATCTTATACACAGTTGAGTTCCAGGTAAACTCTTCAAGGCAGAGAGTATTCTCTTCACCAACAAATGTGTCATACCAATCATCATATTCAAAATCAGGATCATCAATCTTTTTAGTTGCCCAGTGAGCAAGATGATGACTCTCAATACTTTTTTTGAAATGAGTGTAACGCTTAGCAGAAGCAAACTTACCAGTACTTGTTTGAATTTTACTGATAAATTTGTTGATCAATCCTTCGCGCTGCTTACCAGTAATGCTGCCACTACCTTGACACAGATCTTCCACCTCATTTCTAATCCAAGTATCATCAATGATGATTCCATCCTTAATATCAATTTCCATCAAATCTTCCACTGCCGCTTCAATATCCTGAATGGTATTGTCACGATTGATGTCAGCATCATTATTATTAATGATAGTAGCAAACTTGCGCTTTGCTCTCTTATTAGCAAATTTTACTGGTTGACCCATCCAACCAGTGATCCCCAAAATTTTGCTAGTTTGATAACGTAACTCACCATCTTCTCGATCTCTTGTATCAACATCGAAGTAAAATGGTTCTTTATCAGTAAGAACACCTTTGCGATCTAATTGATCAGCAAATTTGTTGATGTCTTCTTGACTTACGCTAACTTTTCTACCAGAATTTTCAGAGTTGTTGAGACTATCCCATTCGGTATAAAGTGGACCTGAAGGGAAGGAGACACCGTGAACACCACAATCGCGTGGTTTATGAGTCCAAACTGAAGGATCCATATTATCTGGACCCCAAAATTTATTTACAGTGGTTGCCATTTCTAAAATTGAATTAATGATATTGTATTAGAATCAGGAAGCAAAGTCAAGCACATTTGTCTCTGATGCGATCCTTTGTTGTAATTTGTCATAATACTCAGAATCACGCTCACATCCAATGTATCTGCGACCAGATCGTTTTGCTGCGATAGCAGTAGATCCAGATCCCATAAAGATGTCTAGGACAGTATCACCTTCAAGAGTATATGCACGAACAATTCTTTCCATTACTTCCAGATTCTTGGTAGTAGGATGCCATCCACAATAATCTTTTGATGTAGTGTGATTATTCTTTTCCCAAATACATGTAGGAATTGTTCCCTCTGTATAATCTTTTCCAGTTCTAATGTTCTTCTTCAGTTTGCGTTCTACTCTGATTTCTTTATCATTGAAGAGAAAATCTTTGCCCTTAGACCAACACCATGCATATTCATGTTTGCGAGCAAAGTTAGTCTTACTGCGTCCTCCCCAATTATATC